ACCGGAGGCGAAGTTCGTCTTGAGTGTCCGAACGATTGGCATGGCGGCCTACCTGTAGCTTAGGAACAGATTGGTATCCACCTTACGCGGAGGTGATTCCTGTGAGTCCTTGTTGCGAGCTTTTGCCATCTGGAGCGCAGCGAGATCCGTATAGACCTTGATCTTGCTGTCTTTCTCAGTAATTGGGCCTGCAAAAAGTGCGGCCAGCGACATAACCATGCCCTGCACAAAGAACGGAGGGAGCCGGTTCTCTTCAACGCTGAACATTCCCCAGATGTAGGGCTCTGCGTCCTCCGAAAAGTTTGCTTGGATCGTCTGCCCCGTCCGTTCGTAGTCCTTTTGTGGATTGTTATCGAGGTAAACACCCCGCAAGGTTAAGAGCTCTCCGGGGAGGTTCCAACTGTAATCAAATTTTTGGCCGGGAATAGTTGCTGTCCTAACGCCCAGGTCGTACCACAACGTGGCAAACTTCCAGGGGTGCAGCGAAAGTTGATTCTCGTACTCACCCTCATAAAGGGTATCGCACACATCAGACTCGACGGTTCCGTCTGAGAACGAAGTTATCTTATTAGCGCCAAGCATAATTAGGGCGCGGTTACAGATATCAAATTTTGTTAATGCCATATTGGGTGGAGAGGGTAGAGGCCCGAGAGACCCCTACCCATTCTCCGCACCTATGCGATGAGCATTGCAGTCAAGCCAACGTCAGCGGCAGTGCCGGTGGTGACGTAGATCTTAACTTCAGCGGTGCCATCGAGATCCAAAGCGCAAGTAATGATATCGCCAGGAATAGGACCGGCTCCATCAAAGTACGCATTAGTCTCAACAACTGTGTCGACATCGTTTGTCACGTAATGCCACATGGACCGGAGAGAACCATCTCCGGTACCAAGAGCACCGCCGTGCGCGTACTTCGACAGCCCTGCAGCAAGAAAAGCCATAATATTTTTCCTCTTAGTTGGAAATGATTAAGCCACTACCCTTAGGTAATGTCATAAATCATTTCAATGATGCCCGTATCGTCGATCACGACAGCGCCGTGCGACATGCGGCCAACCGCAAGGTTCGCCTGTTCTTTGCCCTGCCATGAAATGTCGAGCGACATGTCGGCTCCGATTGCGTGGCCTACTGCATCGTGGTGATACAAGAATTGCTTCTTGTCGTTGCCACTATCCAGGTCAAGCCGCTCATGCGGGTACCAGTTGAAGCCCAGCCATTTTTTGGCACTGACGCCTTCAAACCAAAGGCGGTCACCAGCGACATAATCGGCGTTGGAGAACTCATCGATGTCGAGCAAGTCGCCCCATGCTTCCCAGCACACGACAAAGTACAAGCGACCATCAAATGGAAGCGGCGTATTACCGGCGATTTCCATCCAAGCTATAGGAGCAGCAGCGGCGGTCCATGTGGTAGCCGTAGCGTTGTTGTTAGAGTTAGCTGACGCATCAAACGCCTCAAGGAGAATGTCGTCAACATCCCGGCCCATCGCGCCTGCGACAGTCTTGGAGGCAACGTCACGCTCATCGTGGTTGACTTTGAGCTCATCGAGTTTGTCGATGTACTCACCGGCGTACCGGTCGGCAACCGTGCACTCAACTGGAGTGCGACTGGCGTTCATGATCGGCACTTGTCCGTGCCGGTTCTTGGAGCCTGCGGTACCTGTGCCGGCGACTTGAAAAGTCGTTGACGTACCTTTAACTCCGGTCTTTGTGCGAATCGTGTTCCGAATGGTCGAGCCCATGCGCTGAAAAGTCATGTGAACTTCCGACTCGAATTGTTTCACGAAGGCATCGCTGACATCTTGGGTCATTGAATTTCCTTGTTAAGTTGAACAATTAGGATCGGGACCGTCCGGTTGTTCCAATTCACGAGCCTTACCAGTTATTCCCTTGCGGGGCCGGGCTTGCTTTTCGGGCCATCTGTTCCTCCGCACAGAGAAGCCCACTCCCGAAGGAGCAGGCAACGCACATAGCGTCTGTTAAATCGTTACCCAAGCCGTCGAGTCCCTTTATGGAGCGCCTCAAACCCAGAGGTAACCTTGCGGACAAATGCCGGTTCACGCTTTTGGCTGTCATGGTATCGAGGATCTTTCTGCATTTGCTGCAGCTCTTCAATCGTATAGACAGCGCCACCTTCACCGCCGCCGCCGCCATGACGACCGTCTTTGAGTTTGTCCATTATCTCTTCCATCAAAACTACAGAGCCGGCCCGGTCACCCACATCTTGCATTGCAGCATAAGCATCGGGCGATAAGTTTGCTGAGCCCCACGTATCAACGGCTGCAATCCGTTCTTTACCTCTTTCACCTAGCTGACTTGCTATCGCATCAACGTCTGGCAAGCCCGAAACCTCGCCATTAATCCAAGCCTGGATTCCCTTGTCAAAACCCTCTTGGCCTAAGCCACTCTCAAACGCGAAGTCTTTCCACCACATGAGCATCGGGTTCTTTTCATCGAACTCTACGTTCACGCCCTTAGGAACATCAGTTCCCTCCGGTACCCGTAGCTCGTACTTCTCTGGGCTTTCTGGCCGGTCGCCACCATCCGCAAGTTTCTGCTTAATCTCAGCCTCGATCTCGGTGCGGCTGGTTTTCATCTTAGTTTCGAGAGAGCCGTAACTTTCAACAAGGGCTTCTGGAGTTTCAAACTTTTCTGGCAGCCACGCTGGGCGGGCAGGCTCATCAGCTGGGGCAGCCTCACTACCACCAACCTCTTCCTCTTCGCCTTCAGCGCTTAAACGTCGGTCATAGTCCGCCAAGAACCTACTTTGGTTTCGTGATTGGAACATTGGGCTTTCCTTCTTTGCCATCGTTGACGCGGGATTGCATCAATCCGACGAGATATCGCTGGCCTTCAAGATGTAGAAGCGCGTTTACCTCTACACCAGGGCCACTTACGCTTTCGATTGTGATCCTACGCAGGTAGGACAGCACGGACTGGCCGTCAATCGAGTCAAAACACCGCGCAAAGGCAGTGTTAATATCAAGTTCTTGCAGTGCAGTTCGGGTTCGTCCGTCATAGTTCACCGGGCTTTTGGTGCTCACTTGGTCATTTGCTCCATCATCCGCATCGGGTCAATGCCGGCATCTTGAGCCTGTCCCGCTGCTTGCGCGACCTGCTCTCCGGCTTCTTTTTGCTCAGCCTCGTTACGGATTAGATAGGCAGGAATCTCTAGGAGCTCACCTAGCCAATCAATCGTTTCACTTTGTTTAATTTTTGTTTGCAATACTGCCGGGCCAAACGTGCCGGCTACTGTCTGCCCAAACCTGTCAAACCGTGTCAGGTTCTCATTTGCCTGCACTCGAGCAAGCGGCGACGTGACTTGAATCGCAATCAACTTGCCGTCAATTCTAGGCATATTGATCTCGCCACGCTTACGACCAAAGTACATAGCGCGGTCTACAACAGGTCTAGCTAAAGAGCCAAAGATTCGATCAATCGGAGAGCCAATCATCTGCGCCAAGTCGTTCATGCGCTGAGCAACCTCAGTCGCAGACGCCGGCGTTCCCTGTCGAGGCCCCAGCGTTTCGTTGTAAAGACCCTTACGAATGTTATGGCGCATATCGCCAAGGATTAAGTTCGATACATCAAAGCTCCCACCCGGAGTTAAGGGCTCAAGCCCCCGACTTCCCGGCAGGCGCATAATTGTAGTGCCCGGAACAAACTCAATAGTGTCAGGGTTAATCATCCCGTCGTCATCGCCCTGCCACATGCCGACCATCGACATCGCAGCGTTTTCAAGAACGATCTGCATTGTCAGGTTGGCAGTCTTAACGGCTGGCAACACATTCATGGCGGGACCACGGAAATAATGCTCGCCAGGAGCGCGTGTCCAGCCAAACGAGATCCACGGGCATGAGCCAGCGCCGCTATATCTCCGCTCTTCGAGCTTGTGCTCGCCATCTTTGGACATCAAGAGCCACTCGTAGTGAACTGAGTCTCTCTTGTTGTAAATCGGCAGCAGCCCTTCGACGATATCTACCTTCTTTGAGGTATCTGCCATCCAGTCTTCAGGGAGCTTTGCGTCAGGATAGATAATTCTTAGCTGCTGGCATGTAATGCTTTTGTGATACCGCCATGCCCGGCCAAGTCGGCCATCGGGCAGCAGCCGCTGGTAGAAATCAGCCTGTGGGATACAGGAAAAGTTAAACCCATCAAACTCGTCATCCATCACGAGCGTACTTGTGCCGACACAAAGGTCGGTAAAGGCTTCGCCAAGGATCTCGTAGTAGTTTGAACGGCGCAGCTCCGAATGGAGCCACGATGTCATCGGATCGAGTTCCGCTTGAACTTCTTTTCTGTCTTCTGGCTTGATAAGTGGGCCAGGGATAAACCGAATCCAGTCCATCCACTTAGGCATCATCCCCTGGATGAAGCGTGACACAAACTCAGGGATACCAACGACCGCAGTCTCATCAAAGATCTTCGATGTCAGTGCATCGCCCTGGCTTTCTTGATAGAAACCCCGGCGGCCCGGCAACATGAGTTCGTAGATCTCATTCCACAGCGGCTCATAGCTTAGCCGTTGGTGAACGTCCTTCTCAAATTCTGTCGCCCATTGCTTAGGTTCCACTGTTATGCCGTGCCGTTAGGGTCAATAGGACTTCCGCCCCTAGCAAAGCCAAGCGGCGATCCGCTTAGTAGTGAGCGATAGCCGCGCTTGCCAGACCGCTTCTGATGCGCCTCGTCTGCAAGACCTGCTCGCATTTCCTTGTTGTCGCGTCGGGCTTTTTCCTCCGCTGCCTTTTGTTTCTTTGCGCGGTCCGCAGCGCCGGGATCTGCCGGCATTGATGGACTTGAAAACATGCTGCCCATTAGAAGTCTCCTGATAAGCCAGATGGTCTGCGGTAAATTGATTTAGTGCCGCGAAACAACCGATTCTTTTTAGGTGCGGTCTTTGGTTTTGCTTTTGGTGGGGGACTTACGACTTCTTCGGGAAGGCTGGGACTTACCATGTCCATGACGCTATCTTCATCAGACGTCTTCTTTGAAAGAGAAATGCCAGAGCCAAGCGAAGACCTTGGTGATTGACCCAGGCTAGGCCCAACAACAGGATTGCCAGCAGCAATGGCTTCTTGTGCCCCAATATCCATTGGGTTGTAATTTAACTGCGTGATAGGAGCGGGGGCGACGGGAGCGATAGGGCCGAACATCGGTTGATAGGTCGGCGAAGGCGGACTAGGAACAAACCCACCAGTTCCCAAAGTTCCTGGGGCTCCTAAGCCAGCACCGATGTTAAAGTCATCCTGAGACGCCGCAGCACCAACAGGGTTGCCGTTAATGTCAGTTTGGTACGCAGCTGGGTAGCTTGGTGCGCTCGGTGCGCTCGGTGCGCTGAATCCAAAACCCATAGTGACTATCCCTTGTTTGGGCCGACGATTACTTCGTGGCCTTTTTTACGCAACGCACAAAATGCCCGGTATGGCGTTACCGAAGTTCCTCGAAGGCCGGTCACCCGCTTGATGTTGCGGACGCATCGTACACCGTAAACAAAAGGTGGACACGGATTGTTAAGTCGGACGCCCTCTACACTAATGATCCCTATTGACCCACGAAAAACCTTGCGCATTACATCAAGCGTATCGTTTTCACTGTATTGGATTAGCTGGATACCGGGCTTTGCACAGTCAAGAGCGATTGACCCGTGTCCTGGCGTAAAGAATCCTAACAACCACGCGTGTTCCCAGCCGCTTTTAACATATGGACGCCACCAAGGCGCTCTATTCTCGTAACGCTGGAACACCACCCACCAGTTACGAACTACCATCATCGAACTGAGCTCCTACCCCGCATAGGCTGACGCCCCTTCATGCGATCGAACACATTGAAACTCGACTTTGCTCGGCCTGACCTGGATGATTTCGCAGCAATCTGATCCCGACCCTCGCCTGCGCCTAGCATCATGTACTGAGCAGCGTCTTGAACGTGGCTGTAAGCGTTCTTCGTAGGTTTGTCGTCG